AGATAATTCGCCTATGCGGTTCCTCCCTCCCACGCCGCAAGAGCTGCAAGGCTCCCCCGCGCGGCCTCCCACGCGCGGGGTTTATTTACAACGATTTTCCTGTATTATGTGCATAACGCGTTAAAAGGAGCTCACGATGCCCAAGAAGGGACTGTATGCGAACATCCACGCCAAGCGTAAGCGCATTGCTGCGGGATCTGGCGAAAAGATGCGCAAGGTCGGCTCGAAGGGCGCTCCGAGCGCGAAAGCGTTTAAGGCAGCGGCTAAGACCGCGAAGAAACCGAAGAAGAAGGCGAAGAAGTGATGTAATGTTTACGGCGTTTGTTCTTTTATGCGCGCAAGCGAACTGCTTTGCGATTGGAGGCCCAGCCTTTGCAACTGAGGAACAATGCGTTGCGGATTTCATGCAAAACGGCGTCATATCGCTGCAAGTGCGTTATCCGACACATACGATCGTGCAAGTGAAATGTTATGAGTGGGAAAAGAAGGTTCAGTCGTAATGCCATATAGCAAATACTCGCCCAAGCAGAAGAAGTTAGCCGCAATGGCTGGCAACCGTAAGAAGATTACCGCAGCCGACTTAAAGGCTGTTAAAAAGGCAAAAGCTAAGAAGAGGAAGAAGTGATGTCCGCGACAACGACCACTGGTATCCCGTGTAAAGGCTGCCCAACACCGGCAGCGTGTAAGAAGGCTGGCGTTTGCCTTGGAAGGCTAAAGAAGTCAATCTGATGCCTGAGAAGAAGAAAGATGCTCGGTTATCTCGTGTCGGCGTATCTGGCTATAACAAGCCAAAGCGCACGCCCAAGCACCCGACGAAATCGCACGTCGTGGTGGCGAAGGATGGCGACAAAGTTAAGACGATCCGCTTTGGACAGCAGGGTGTTAAAGGCTCGCCGAAAGGTAGCGCACGCAATAAAGCGTTTCGCGCGCGCCACGCGAAGAACATAGCCAAGGGTAAGATGTCAGCGGCCTTTTGGGCTGCGAAGGAGAAGTGGTGATATGGCGACGCCAGAAGAGATAAGACGCGCTAGAGAAGCAACCGCTTTTGGCGGCATCTTTAACAACTTATTTGCTGCTAATCGTAGGAATATGAACCAGCTTGCGAGCGAGGGTCGTAGGCCCGTCTTAGGTGGTCTTGCTTCCAAGCAGCGCGGTGTTACTGGTGTAGACACTTTACGATTTGAGGGTTTCTCTCCGTTATTTGGTAGTATACTTGAACCCGTTATTAAAGGTGTAGATGCTTCAAGAGCAGCATCCCAAGGATTGATACCAGCGGAAGATATGCTATCAGAAGCAACGGGAATGGCTGCGCTGGCTACTGGCGCTGGAGGTTTTACCCCAAAACCTTCCCGCCGTGGACGCCCAACACCATCGCGTGCGCAACCTAACCCTGAAGTGCAATCTTTATTCCCAGAAGACGTGTATCATTATTCGCGAAACCCTGTTCTTGAAGGTGATATATTTGACACGTCACGGTCTATGGCTGGTAGTGTAAAAGATAGCCTTGGCCCTCATGTTGGCACTAAAAAGGCTGCAGAAGATCGTTTTGAGCTATACGACCCAAGTAAAAGAGGAATAACGTTACCTCTCAAAGCTAGAATGGATAGCCCATTTTTAGGTGAAGACGGTAGGCCTTTTACAGAGTTTCAGCTAAGTGATTTTATAAACGCTTATCAAGATAGTACCGGCATTAAAGATCGCGCAGAACTTACACAGCGCCTACGGAAAGATCTTACTGACGCTGGTTTTACTCACATTCCATATAGAAATGAAATTGAAGACGCTGGCAGTATGAGCGCGATCATGTTGACTGATAGAACCGCTGGAGATCCGGCGGTCTTGCGTAGTCGGTTTGCAGCATTTCAAGATGAATATGACCCAAGCATTATGGCAGCAAACCGTTCGCGTGCAGCCGGTGTTTTAGCGACGATTGGCGATAACGGTGGCCCTCCGCTCGATAAACCTTTGACAAAAGAGCAACTAGACCCGTTTGGATACCAGAAAACGAAAATGCGACGTCCGTTCTCCGAAGTAGAGGTACAGCAGCGCGATTTAGGTGAAAACTTAGCGCGAAGACCCATGAACTGGGAAGATATGGAAGGAAAAGTTGTTTTACCCTTCTACGGCGACCGCACGTCTAGGGGTCTGCTTGTGGAAGGCGTTAATGATTACAAATTTGACGCGCCAGTTTATACGGAGGGGGGTGTTGATTTTAAAATTGGCCCAGCCGCACAAAAAGATCGTGCAATTTGGGCGTCTAACCAGAATATTATTACACGCCTCTCGAAAGAAGCTGATAAAGCACAACGTCAGTTTGAAGGGCGTGATATTCTAGGTGTAACCGGCAGCATGGCGCCAGACGCGAATGACTTTGCGACATTTACTGGAGAAGCAGTCGCTGAATTAGTAAAAGGCTCAAAGATTACCAAAAAGACCGCAAAAGAGTTCGATAAAACGATGAAGGCTCTCGACCCAACTTTTGTTGGTTTGCTTTCTCCGGATTTGCGAGACTGGGTTAAAAATACGTCATCACCAAACCGCAAATCGTTTATCCGTTTGATGGATAGCCGACCCATGCAGGACGCAGGATTACCGAGCCCCGCTGAAGCGAGAAAAAGTGTTACAGACCCTACGCAGTATGAGTTGCCGTCTGGTATGTTTGGACTTGGGGTTAGCCGGATTGATACAGGCGCGCCTTTGATGTTTAATACACCCAAGGGCGACAAGCCAACGGCGCGTGTGCCTCACTCAACATATAACACACAAATTACGGGTGATTACCTTGGGTCATTGCAGCCTGTGCCTCAGCGACTTATTTTTAAGGACGTTTACGACGCAATTAGTGGTAACCTAGACAAACGTGGGAACCCTTTGACTGAAGCAAATATGACACACGCAATTAAGACGAAAATGCCAGCACAAGAGCTAACGCCGCAAGTTATCGATGGCATCTTGAACTACTTGGCCAGACTGGAGCGCTAATATGGACTACGAAATCAACGAACTCGCGGCGCAGATCGAAGCCGAGCTAAACCCTGACCAGATGGACGACGCCGAGCTGCAGGGCATTGTCGGCAAGGAGATCGAGGACGCGATCGACTACATCGACAACTGGATCTCTCCAGTACGCGCCACGGCGACGCAATACTACCGCGGCGAGCCGTTTGGCAATGAGGAAGAGGGCCGCAGCCAAGTTGTCAGCATGGACGTGCGCGACACAGTGCAGGCGATCATCCCGTCGTTGATGCGCATATTCCACAGCACCGAGCGCACAGTTGAATACGTCCCGCAAGGCCCAGAAGATGTTGACGCGGCAAAGCAGGCGACGGAATACGCAAACTACATCATCAATCGTGATAACAACGGCTTCCTGCATATGCACGCCGCGTTCAAGGACGCGTTAATTCGCAAGGCTGGCATACTGAAGTGTTACTGGGATGACCAGACACGCTTTGAGACGCACGACTTAACCGGATTGGACGATAACGCGCTTGCCGCATTGATGGCGGATCCCGACGCGGAAGTTGAGATCGTCGCATCCGAGATGGTTGGCGAGCCACAGATTGACCCAATGACTGGCGAAATCGTACCGCCTCCATCAGTGCACGCCGTGCGCATGACTTACGTGCACCCAGATGGACGTGTTCGTTTAGAGGCCGTGCCGCCGGAAGAGTTCCTGATTTCACGCGAGGCAAAGTCACTTGAGGACAGCGACTACGTTGCACACAGACGCGTCGTGACCGTGTCTGAACTCGTGGCAATGGGCTACGATTATGACGAAGTGTCTTCCCTCGCGTCAGCGTATGACGAGATGGAGACAAACGTCGAGCGTTACACACGTAACAAGGCGCTCACCAACGAAATGAACGAGCGCTACGATCCGGCGATGAAGAAAGTGCTCTACGTCGAAAACTACATCAAGGTGGACTACGACGGAGACGGCATCGCGGAACTGCGCAAAGTGTGTACCGCTGGCGACGGAAACACGATCCTAGCGAACGAGCCATGCGCGATGGTGCCGTTTGCCGTGTTCTGCCCAGACCCAGAGGCGCACGACTTCTTTGGCATGTCAATCGCGGACACCGTCATGGACATCCAGCGCATTAAGTCGTCGATCATGCGTAATACGCTCGACAGCTTGGCGATGTCTATTCACCCACGCATGGCGATCACCGAGGGCATGGTTAATATCGAGGACGTCCTCTCAACTGAGACGGGCGCCATTATCCGCCAGCGTTCCGCCGGTCAAGTGCAGCCACTTGCGATGCCATTTGTTGGCCAACAGGCGTTTCCGGTTTTGCAATACATGGACGAGATCAAAGAGGCCCGCACAGGCATCTCAAAGGCGTCTGCAGGCTTGGATGCGGGTGCATTGCAATCATCTACCGCGTCAGCCGTTCAGGCGACTGTCAGCGCCGCACAGCAGCACATTGAGCTGATTGCGCGTATCTTTGCTGAAACCGGAATGAAGCAGCTCTACAAGATTGTGCTGCACCTTCTGACAACGCACCAAGACCGTGCGCGTATGGTTCGCCTGACAAACGAGTTTGTGCCGATTGACCCACGCGTGTGGAACGCCAACATGGACGTTACGATTAATGTCGCACTTGGCCGCGGCTCAGATAGTGAGCGCATGATGATGATGCGCCAAATCAGCGACATGCAGAAAGAGGCCATCATGCAGATGGGCCCAGTTAATCCGCTGACAGACATGAGTAAGCTAGCCAACACATTGAAGTCCATGACGGAGCTTGCGGGCTTCAAGGATGCATCGCAATTCTGGTCAGACCCAGCGCAGTTCCAAGCGCCACCTCAGGAAGACAAACCAGATATCAACGAGCAGTTGATCGCGGTACAAATTCAGCAGATCCAAGCAGACATCCAGAAGAAGGCGGCAGAGCTGCAGCTTGGACGCGAGAAGATGATCATGGAAGACGACCGCAAGCGTGACGAGCTGGATGCGGAGTTGTTCGTGAAGGCAGAAGAAATGAAGGCCAAGTATGGCACGCAACTCAACGTGGAGCAGATCCGCTCTGAGTTGGCAATCAATCGGGAGGTGATGAAGGCGCAAGCCGACGTCATAAAGAGTGGAATAGATGGTGAAGACTAAGCAGCAAATCATAGACGACGGGCAGGAGGCTGCCCGTCTCTTACGTGACACCGATCTCATACGTTTTCTGGATGAGACGGAGCAGGATTGCTGGGAGGAGTTCAAGTCGACGAGCACCGGCGATAGAGATGCCCGAGAGGACATCTACATGAAACTGCGCGGTGTACAGGCGTTTCGCCAGAAGCTGCGTGCAATGGAAGATAATGCGACTATTGAAAAAAAGTAGAAATAGCCGCATAATATGGAGCTATAGCAATGTCAGAAGCCAACAACCCGTTAGGGACTGATCTGAACACAGCACAAAATGCCATCAGAGACATGATCGCGCCCCAAGAGGATAACGTGACAGACACTGAGGCGCTTGAGGTCGAAGCCGTTGAGGCGGAGGCCGAAATGCCAGAGAACGCTGAAGAGTACTCTCAAGAGTACGATACAGAGTACGAAGGCGATCACGAGAGCGAAGACGAAGCCGACGAGCAAGGCGACGCATCTTTCGACATACTGGCGGCCACGGTCGAGGTAGATGGAGAAGAGATTACCGTCGAGGAGCTAAAACGCGGAAATCTGAGGCATCGGGATTATACACGTAAAACTCAGGAGCTAGCGGAAGCCCGTCGTGAGATGGCTGCGCAAGCTGAAGAGATTGAACGTGAACGTGCTCAATACGCTCAGATGTTACCTGCACTGCAGGAGCGTTTGCAGCAACCGGTTGAACAGGAGCCCGACTGGGACACTCTGTACGATACAGACCCCACGATGGCAGCGAAGGCAGAACGCCAGTGGAGAAAGCAGCAAGAGGAGCGCGCAGCTCAACTTGAGGCAGTCCAAGCTGAGCGTCAGCGTATGGCTCAATTAGAGCAGCAACGCATGGAGCAAATGCAATCTCGATACTTCGAGGAGCAGCGCCAAATTCTGCCTGAGATCATTCCAGAATGGCGTGACACTGCTGTCGCGTCTAAAGAGGCTAAAGACCTTCGCTCATTCCTCTTAAACGAGGGTTTCACTGAGCAAGATGTCAACGGTCTAACGAATGCGACGCTTGTGAAGCTAGCGAGGAAAGCAATGCTGTACGATCAAGGCCAGACACGCGCAACGGAGGCTAAGCAAAAGCCGAAGACGCAGAAGCCAAGAAAGACGCTAAAAGCTGGATCTCGTGGTTCGCAGCCTAAACCTAGAAGTGAGCAACAACAAGCGCTACAGCGCGCACGTCAAACTGGTCGCATGCAAGATGCTGCGGCTGCAATTAAATCGTTACTCTAGGAGGCCATTATGGCTATCGTATCAAACACATTCACATCGCATGACGGTGTGGGCATCCGCGAAAGTCTTGCAGACGTAATCGCGAATATTTCACCAGAGGAAGTCCCTCTACAATCTAACATTGGCTCAGAAAGCGTAGCCAACACTTACTTCGAGTGGCAGACTGACAGCTTGGCTTCAACAAGCACAGCTGCAGTCATCGATGGTGACGACGTGTCATCATTCGACAGCACAGCGGCGACAAGCCGTGTAGGCAACTACACACACATTCGCCGTCGCACCACAATCGTTGCTGACAACTACTCAGCGCTAGACACAGCAGGCCGCAACGACGAACTTGCGTACCAGCTAGCGAAGCGCGGTAAAGAGTTGAAGCGCGACATCGAGGCAGTTTTGACTGCGAACAACGCGCAAGTTGCTGGTAACTCTTCAACAGCTCGTGAGACAGGCGGCTTGGGCGCTTGGGTTGCGACTAACGAGAACGTCGGCACAGGCGGCGGCTTGACAACTGGCGACGGTACAACTGCACGTACAGACGGCACTCAGCGTGACTTCACTGAGACAATGCTGAAAGACGCAATGCAGCAGGCGTTCGTTTCTGGCGGTCAGCCAAGCATCTTGATGGTAGGTCCACACAACAAGACTGTTGTGTCAGGCTTCGCAGGTATCGCGGCACAGCGTTACCAAGCGCCATCAGACGCGCCAACAACAATCATCGGTGCGGCTGACGTTTACTTGTCAGACTTCGGCACATTGAATGTTGTTGCTAACCGCTTCTCTCGTGAGCGTGACGCATGGTTGCTAGACCCAGAGTACGCATCTGTCTGCTACCTACGTCCAATCCAACAAGTTGAGTTGGCGAAGACTGGTGACGCTGAGAAGCGCATGGTCATCGCAGAGTTCGGCTTGAAAGTCTTGAACGAAGCAGCGCACGCTGTTGTCGCAGACTTGAACGTATCATAAAGCTGACGGGGCGGCTTCGGTCGCCCCTCTCATTTCTGGGGGACTTTATGGGACAAAGAAGACTATTTGGACGAGATCCGCTTACCGGCATCACACAATACTGGCACGTTAAAGACAACGGGGAGTATGTCATTGAGACGCAGCAAGATGTCACGGCGATCGCCGAAGCGAATAAGCGTCAATACAACGACACGCCGGATAGATACCGCGATGTCAACAAGGTAGCGTCTATTCCATTAAACGTGTATTATGATCTTAAGCGTCGTGGGATTGCAGACGATCCAGTGGCGTTCAAGAAGTGGTTGAACGACCGCGACAACGAAGTATTCAGAACTCGCGCGGGTAGATTGTAGCGTCTAACCGTGGTAAAAAAGGCCAATCTTAGGAGTTTAACATGGCAATTACAACCTACGCAGATTTAAAGACTGCAATCGGGGATTGGCTAAACCGCGCTGACCTTGATGAAAAAATCCCAGACTTTATTGATTTAGCGGAAAGCACTCTAAACGACGTGCTGCGTAGCGCCGATATGGTTGCGTCAAATACAACTGCAATCACATCTGGTCGCGCCGCGTTGCCAGCGGATGCGCTAGAGGTCGTGTACGCGCAGGTCGCGTCTACTGAGGATGAGCCGTTAGAGCAAATTACGCCGCAGCAGCTTACAATGCTACGCCGCACACGCACACGTTCTGCGGCAAACCCGCGCTTCTTTGCAATCATTGGGCGTGAGATGGTTGTAACGCCGTCACCCTCTGGCTCTCTGTCGATTGACATTGACTACTACCAGCGCATTCCGTCTTTGCGTTCTGGCGCGTCAGACGGTACAAACTGGCTTCTGACAGATGCGCCGCATGTGTATCTTTACACGTCATTGTTACAT